ATCATTCATCTTCTCCATATTATTGATAGTATTCGTCTGCATAGCAACTTGTTGCTCTGCTATCTGCATCAGGTGCTCACATTCTTTCTGTGTGTCTTTAACATCCTTAACTCTGTCCTTAAGGAGGAGATTCATCCTCGAGAAAATTTGTATGTCAAGGAGGTCTTCGATAACTTCTCTTCTATTTGGAGCAGTAAGTTGCATGAAAGGCACAAAAGTGCTACTCCCCAGAATAACAACCTGAGTAAAAGATTTGAAATTAAACTTGAGGATGCTTTTCTCAAGATATGTCTGGTAATCCTTGTTTGCTGCATCTTGGTCAAGCAACTGACCATTACGATATATCTCAAAGACATTTGGTTTGATACCTCGTATAACTTTATACTTGACACTACCAATGAAAAACTTAATCTCAACTAAACATTCTCTTTCGTTAATGCTATTGATAAGTTGTCTTCTAATAATCTTTCTAAACGGTTTATTAAACAGGACAAAACACAATGCATCAAGCAAAGTAGATTTTCCTGCTCCGTTAGACCCTAGGATTAAATGTGAGGGTGCATCATCAATCTTGACTTCAGTAAAAGAGTTACCTGTAGACAGGAAATTCTTCCACTTAATCTCTTCAAAAACAATCATTAATTATGAGGGTCGTAGTAACGAATTAAAAAGGCTGTTGCTGCAATCAATACAGCGATGACTATAAGTGCAATCATGAATTTTTTGGTGGGATGACTATGTCATCAGGTGTTATGACAGAAAATTTATATCCATAATTTTTACAACTCATTTTAACATCTTCTTCTTCCATGAATCTGACGTCTAACTTGCGTGGATAATCATTGTCCTTCAACATTTCATAATAACGTACAGCATCATCTTTGTCAACGAAAATCTGGACGACTCTGTCGAATTTATTGTCGTCACGCACAGCGTAGACTCCACCAGTTTTACAATCAGTCAATACAAACATTAAACTTCTTGTGCCTCCATGTATAAAGACTTAAGGATACCAAATATTTCATGTCCATTATCAAATTCAGATACACAACTTTCTAAAATGGTAAGTGTATCTTCTACTTCTACATCAATATCTTCATCCATATCATAACTCATGTCCTCAACAATCTTGAGGTCTGCGAGGTCTGCCTTGTGTAAACGTCTAACAGTATTGTCGAAATCAACTTGGTCTTTTTTGTCTTCAACAATTAATTTTACATAAGTGCCTTTGACACTTTCTATTTCCTCGTCAGTAATTCCAACACCATCCTTGTAAAATAATTTGCTGAATGTGTTGTATGGATTTTTAATAAAATCTAGTTGGTAATCATCAGTATTTAGGATATGAAACCCCCTATCATGACCATAGTCATTCCAGTATAATTGGTAGGGGTTACCCAAATATACAATACGGTCTCTTCTACTTCTCATGTGGTAATGCCCACTACATGTCAACTGAAACTTCTTAAATATGTCTGGACTATCACCATGTGTCATAGTATATCCAGGTACAGGAGAGAATCCATTCAACTCTAGATGACCCATACAGAATTTTGCCTTGGTTTTGGCAATCATATCCATTGTCTTATTTCTATTCTCTTCACATATCCATGGCACTAGCATCATTTTCTTACCACCGATAGTCATTTCGGTAGGCTCACTAACTACATTGATGTTTTGATACTGTGTCAACAGTAGGTCAGGTGATGATACCTTTAATGTATTCTTATAATAGATGTCATGGTTACCAACAAGACATGTCATACGAATACCCCTGTCTGCTACAGGTTTAAACCACATGTCATGTGTAAAATCTAGAGAATTAAAATTAATATACTTACGTCTATCAAATGTATCACCTAAACATAATATTTCTGTGATTCCGTGCTCGTCAATGTATGGTAAAACTATATTTTCATAGAATAATCTATATCTTTCCAAGTAATATTGATTGTCATTTCTAACACCAAAGTGTTGGTCGGTGATTAATAATACTTTAGACATACAAAACCTCTAGAGGACTTACTGTTTCGACTGGATGATATTCTTCCACTCTCTTTTCTATTAGTTTACCATAATCTTCATGCAATTCGCAACCTATGTAATCTCTACCAAGTGACTTGGCAACCATAGCTGTAGTGCCTGACCCCATAAATGGGTCAAGTATGATATCTCCTTCCTCACTTCCTGCTAATATGCAAGGCTCAATTAAATCTGGTGGGAAACAAGCAAAGTGTGCTCCTCTATATGGTTTGGTAGTTACTGTCCAGACAGAGCGTTTATTCTTTTTGTCTGATACAACAACCTCATCTGTCTTCAATTCATAGTAAGACAGTCCTTCATCAATTACTTCATAGTCATCTATAAATTCTCTTACCTTTTTCCAATCTTCGATACTTGGATATGAAAACCCAGACTCATCAAACCTAAACCAATGCTCTATCTTTGTCAAAGGGATGTCAACCTTCTCTGCTAATACCTTTGCATTAGTTTTAGACCTTAGAAACTCAACAAAATCTTTTTGCTTTGGTAATTTACTACGGACTTCGATTAAATTTTGTCCACGATTTCCATGAATACCTTGTCTATGTTTTGCTTCGTTTTCTTCTGTCGTATATTTACCATGCTTTGATGTAGCAGTCTTCTTTACTGCTCCATTTGTTGGCTCTTTGATTGCTTCATTATTATAGTAATACTTTTTATTCTTACTAAACAAAAAGATATACTCGTGTGACTTGGTGCACCTATCCTTTACACTCTCAGGCATAGGATTAGGTTTATTCCATATAATATCTTGTCTTAGATACCATCCGTCTGCTCTCATTGCAAAAGCAAACATCCATGGTATACCTATCAAATCTTTTTCTTTGAGACCTTCTAGTTTGTTGCCTCTCTTATTACACTTATCTGGTAAATCTTGTTTAGTTTTAGATACAGATTGCTTAGGATATGATTGACCTTTACCTGGTCTATAGTTGTAATAACTATCTCCCAAGTTAACCCAGAGAGTACCGTCATCAGTGAGGACATCTCTTACCTCTCTGAATACGGATACCAACTGCTCAATAAATTCATCGGGAGTTTGCTCCTGACCAATTTGATTTTCCTCTCCACCATAGTCTCTAAGACCATAATAAGGTGGGGAGGTAATGCAAGTCCTTGCTTGCTCATCAAATTCTTTTAATGTCTTTCTACAATCTCCAAATAAAATTGTGTCTCTCATTAATTACGCATGTTTGTTTCAATTCTACTCTTAATACTATTCATATTAGAGGAGTCATCATTAGTATCTGAATGGAATACTTGCTCGTAACCATTCTTTTCGATAAGTTTATCTCTTATATCCATTTGCCTTTTCTCTTTAGCAATCCTGCGTAGGAATGCAAAATAAACTATTTGTGTAAAATACGCAAAAGGGTTTTTGGATTTTGTTGGGTCAAAGTTATCAATATATTGGACACAGTTTTCTACACCGTCTGATACCATATCTTCTTTAAACATATAGTTTATAAAGTTTGGTCGGTAAGATAAATGTGTTGCTATCTTTAGAAAGCATTCGCCAAGATAATGGGGAATGCGAGGTTTAGGTTTGTCTAATAGACGAGCTTCTTCTATAGACTGACGATATTCGATTATCTTTGCCAGAAATAATTTGTTATCTACATAGTGTTGCTTTCGTTTTGCGGGCATCTTACGCATACAGTTTTTTGTATCGCTCACTAATTATAAGTGACGACTGGATTCATGTCAAGCTTGACAGGTTACTCTATGTAGTGTACACTAACCGTGTAGCGGTTCAGAAACAGGAACTATATCTCTTTTTTCCATAGGTCTTCTAGTTTCTTTCTCATTTCAGAAACTTTTCCGACGAGACCCATATTTTTATTGATATCTACTTCCCAATGTTTATCATCATCGAGACCTAACTCTTTTCTTTTCCATAATTTATACATATTCTCAGCCCCAATACTCATGGGCGCGATTGATATAATATCTGCTTCTTGAAGAATAAAAAATTCTTCATCACTCCACATCATCCACTTGACTAAACCTATAGCAAGACCTACTTCATCACCCCTCTTCATTGGTGCTTCCTTAGGAGTAGCAGGGTCTTGGACAAATACTAATGTTTGACCTTCTTCCTTAGTTGCAATCATTACACCCATAACCTCATCACCAGACGATAGTTTGGCAACTCCGTAAAATTCGTGGTCGTGTCGTATGTAGTTAATCATTTTCTGAAAGATACCTTAGTG